GGCTAAATAAAAGGAGAAATAAATGGCGATCTTTATGGGTAATAAAGTAGCTGTAGTCGCAGGCACTACAACTATTACCACTTTCGTTAGCGCGGTCAGCCTGTCGCGAGAAATTGACGCGGTGGAGATAACAAGTATGACCGATGCCGTCCAAAATCTCATAGGTGGGATCGAGCGTCCTAGCGTTACACTCGAAGTGTTCAACGATTTCGCTGCATCTAGCGTTAACTCAATTTTCGAGGATGCACTAGGTACAAAACTAGCACTGCAATTAATCCCAGTCTCAGGCACTGTTACAGCGACTAATCCTCGCTACTCTATGTCTGTATTAGTAGCACAATGGCAGCCAATTAACGGCTCTATTGATGCTCCTATGACTGCATCGATTACGCTTCCAGTAACTGCTCTAACTAAGGCTACATCTTAATTAACTAGATAGGGGACATAAATGGCTACGCAATTAATTAAAGTAACTAAAAAAGACGGCAAAGAGGTAAATTACGAGCTTACGCCAGCGGCTAAAGTGGCTTTTGAAAGTCATTTTAAGGTCGGATGGCGTAAGCGACTAATCGATGAGTTTCGTGAAAGTGATTTATGGTGGTTCGCTCATTACCTTATGACATCTAAAGGAGAGACCACCGCTCCTCTGGATGATGATTTTCTAAACCAATATAAAGACATAGATTTTATCTTTGACTCAAAAAATGGATAGACCGACGCGGCGATATATGGGAGGTCGCAGCTGTGTCGGTAGCTACCAGTATCTCACCTAATGAGTTACTAAAATGCGACCCTGCCATATATGCAGCTATAAAATTTATACTGCAGGAGCAGGCTCAGACGCGTAATACGCCGTCTATATCAAGAAGGAGGCGGTAATGGCAAGAGCTAGCGAATCTATTTTAATCGCTGATTTCGACAAATTAATTAAAGAGCTAAAAGCCATAAATCCGCAACTACGTAAAGATTTTAATAAAGGCCTTAATGAAGCTGTTAAGCCTATGCAGAAATTAGCTAAGACTTTTGTCCCTGGTACTATTCAATATCAAGATAGAGACGTTTTCGCTCAACAACCGCCAGACTATACATCTCCAGCCTGGATAAATGACAAGGTACATAGATCTAGGGATCCTTTGCGCTGGACGTGGCAACCAGCCCTAGTCGCTAGAGGTATAAAAATTAGACGTACCACTATTAATAAAGTTCCTTTTGGCTACAATAAAGTAGCAGTAGCAGCCTTAGCGCTAGTTAATAGCACACCTGGAGGCGCTATTTATGAACTAGCAGGAGCTGGTAGTGCATCATCCCAGGCTAAGACCAAGAGCGTATCTCGTAACTATAAAGCCCAGGACGATTTTAGGGTTTTCTTTCCAAAAGTAGCAGGCGCTCCAAAAAGATTAATTTATAAGGCTGAGGCCATCTTAGGCGAAAAGGTACGCGCCGATATTGCTAAAATAATAGACCAGCGTCTATATAAATTTATAAGAGGTGTCCGCTAATGGTAATGGGTCGTAAAGAGGTAGCGGTCGATTTCATTACGCGCCTAAAAGATAAAGGCTTTAAGGATCTCGATAAGAATACAAAAAAGTCTATAAAGAGTCTGCAGAAATTCGGCAAGACTCTAGGCGTAGCTTTAAGTGCTACTGCCTTAGTAGCTTTCGTTAAAAAATCTACTCAACAATTTTCAGAGTTAGAAAAATCTACTAAGCGTTTAGAATCTGAGTTAGGTAATTTAGGCCTAGCCTTTGCTACATCTTTAGCAACTGACTTTACTCGTAGCCTTGCTTTGGCAACAGGTACATCGCAAGATAAATTAGTGCCTGCTCTACAAAAATTGGTACAGACAACAGGCGAATTAACTAACGCACAAAAGCTATTAAGTTTAGCGACAGAGATAAGTAACCGTAAAGGCCTGGAACTTGAACAGGTTACTAATGCTTTATCTCGCGCCTTTGTAGGAGATTTTAATGCTTTAGTTAAATTAAGAATCGGTTTTGAGAAATCTGCGTTAGAGGGTAAGAATTTCCAGGATATATTAAAAGAATTGAATACGCAATTCGGTACACGTCAGGCCGATACTTTTGGGACAAAGATAGATAAATTAAAGGTAGGTTTTGAGGAAGCGCAGATAGCTCTAGGTAAAGGCTTTGTCGAAGGTCTTGAAAACTCAGGTATGAGCGTCGAGCAATTGCAAGAAAAAATGATAGAGCTAGGTGAGAAGTTAGGCCAGGCATTGGGCAAGGCAGTAACAGCTATAGATAAACTACAGCGTAACCTAGAGAATCTATCGAAAAATAGAGCTGTTATTTTTACTTTAGATTTACTAGATCGCCTCTTAGGTATTGAATATGGCGACGCTGGTCGAGCTGCAGATAGAGAGACCGCTGCACGTATTAAACAACTACAGGCGTATGTAAAACAATTAGAGATAGCAGGTAAAACACAGAAATTAAAAGAGGCTGAGGCAGCATTAGCTAAAGAAATAGCAGCACAAAATAAAAAAGCTGCAGAGGCGGAAGCGCGTAGAAAAAAGCGTGAGGAATTAGAGAATAAAACTAGATTTCGTTTTGATCAGGATTTAATAAATCTAACTGCTGCCCTACGTAGAGACATAAGCGCTAAAGACAAGTCTAGGGCTATAGAGCTTTTTAATCTAAAGAAATCAGAATATGAGACAGAAGTAAACGCTATTAAAACATTAGAAAATACACAAAAGGGGTATTACGATTTACTGCTTAATAACGAAAAGGTTATAAGTGAGACTCGCACCATAGCCAAAACAAAGGTTATAAAAGAAATTGAGGAAATAGCCACAGCTGCAACGAATCTAACTAAAAAAGAGTATATGCTCAAAATCGATACTAATACATCTCAGATAACTGCAGATTTAGCTAAAATCCAAGCTGCGATGGACAGATACCAAGCGCAGGTAACCTCAGCTTTAGCGCCTATTTACAGTGATCCTATATTTACTAAAAATATAGTCGAAGGTCTTAGCATTAGTGAGAAGCAATTAATAGATAGTTATATGCGATCTGGCGGTCAAGGTGTCTTGGTTAATCCTTTTAGACCAGACGTAGACTTAAATCCTATTATCGCCCAGATACAGGAACGCGAAAGAATTTACAATGCAGCTAGGGGCGCTTATAAAGCTATAACGCCACCTGAGGAGCTAGGTCTAACCGCTAATACCTCTTTTATGGGAACAGGGGATACAGGCGGTACGGTAGTCAACGTTAATATAAATGGCAGCCTAATTTCACAAAATGATTTAGTAGCAGCTGTTACCGATGCCGTTTATGCAACACAGCGGACAGGTAATAGCCTTATCATTGAGCAATAATGACCACTGGCGCGGTATTTACCTGCACTATAGATTTTAGTAACGGTGCTAACTTTGACCCTAGCCTAGTCTTAGATGATCCGTCAACACCGCTAGACCAGTCAGTATTAGGTACTAGCGCATCTGACATCGTAGACGTTAGTCAGTATTTACTCAGAGCAGCAATACGGAGAGCATATAACCGTACCTCGGATAGTTTTACCGCTGGTAATGCTGCAGTTAGATTAATTGATCAGACAGGATTATTTAACCCTGCTAATACGTCGAGTGTTTTATACGGCAAAATTTTACCAATGCGTAAAATACGTTTTACTGGAACCTTTGCAGGTCAGGAATACGCTTTAGGATCTATGTATATTCAGTCCTGGAAATATACTAGCCCTACAGGTTTTGATCCTGCCTACGTAGATCTTAACTGCGTCGATGGATTTCAATTACTTAACCTTGCGTCTATCTCTACGGTCACAGGCGGTACAGCTGGACAAACTACAGCGCAACGTATTAGCAGTATTTTAGACGCCGCTGAGTGGCCTGGAGGTATGCGCTCTATATCTACGAGTGCTACCACTACGGTACAGGCCGATACAGGTAGTACTAGGACGGCTTTAGCTGCCTGTCAGACAGTCGAAGCTACAGACTTAGGGGCTTTTTATATTAATCAGCAAGGCTATGCGACTTTTAAGTCTCGTAATGACATTATCTTAGCCTCTGGCGGTACAGCAACTGTTTTTAGCGATACAGGAGCGCCTAATACAATTACCTACCAGCGTGTATCGTTCGATTTATCAGATTTTGGACTTATAAATAGCTGTACGGTAACGCGTACTGGAGGTACTCCTCAGACCGCCAACGGTGTCGATAGTATTGATTCTTTTTTTAAGCATAGTCGTAACCGTAGTTCAATAGCAGAAACTGATACAGATGCCTTAAATCAGGCGCTTATGATCGTAGCTAGTCGCCAGGAAGTAGGTGCAGATTTACGTATGGAAAATCTGGTTATCGATGCCGCGGACGGAAGTAATACAGCTCGCGTAATTGCCGCTCTCGAGCTAGACGTCTTTGATCCTATTACCGTTATACAGTCACTACAGGGAGGTAATGCCGAAAGCGATACTGTTATAACAGGGGTTGCCTATGACATTACGCCTAGTTCATTTTTTACTACTTTTACCACCGCGCAACCGTTCGCGAGTGGCTTCGTGCTAGACTCTCTGGTAGATGGCCTACTAGATGAGGACTCGCTCGCTTATTAAGGAGAAATATGGCTACATTTAACACAGGTCAAGTATTAACCGCGGCTGCTATGAATTCCATAGCGAATATAACATTAAGAGCCGTCACTGGTACGAGTGATACTTTTGTACTAGCCGATGCAGATAATAAATTAATAACATACGCGAGTACTAGCGCCACTACTATAACCATACCTCCTAATAGTTCTGTAGCTTTTACTACTGGCTCGGTAATAAACATTATAAAAATAGGTGCTAGTGGTACTTGCAGCATTGTCCAGGGATCAGGCGTGACTATTGCTAGTGCTGGGGCGGTCTCAACTAGCCCTACGATTACAGCTGCATTTAGGGCTGCATCGTGCATCAAAGTAGGTACGGATAGCTGGTATGTCGTAGGAAATATCTCGTAATGCCGATACTAGGTATCATCGCAAGTGCAACAGTTACACCTTTGACGGTCGAATATTTAGTTATAGCAGGCGGTGGTTCAGGTGGTGATAATCGCGGCGGTGGCGGTGGTGCTGGCGGTTATCGTTCAAGCGTTACTGGAGAAAATTCAGGCGGCGGCGCAAGTGCAGAAAGTAAATTAACATTAAGTAAATCGACAAATTACACTGTAACTGTTGGCGCAGGTGCTACTTTCCCTGCTAGTGGTAGTAATTCAGTTTTTTCTACCATTACATCAACAGGAGGAGGCCAGGGTGGTCGTCTCTTTGGTAATGGCGCTACTGGTGGTTCTGGTGGTGGTGGATCAGCTGCGTTATCTGGTCAAACTGGTGGCGCTGGTACAGCTAACCAGGGTTACGCTGGCGGTAATGGTGGTAACTTTAATATCAATTCATCTAGTGGCGGCGGCGGTGGTGGTGGCGCTGCAGCTGTCGGTGCGACTAACTCAGGAAATTCAAATAATGGTATGAACGGTGGTAACGGCGTAGCTTCATCTATTACTGGTTCGTCTGTAACTAGAGGCGGTGGCGGTGGTGGTGGTCAGGGAACCAGTGGCGCTACTGGAAATGGTGGTACAGGCGGCGGCGGTAATTCTGGTAATACAGGCGCAAACGGCACGGCTAACACTGGCGGCGGTGGCGGTGGCTCTGAACAAAATGGCGGAAATGGTGGAAATGGTGGCAGTGGTGTAGTTATTTTGAGATACCCAACTGCCGCAGGAACTATAACGATCGGTGCAGGTCTAACAGGATCTACATCGACCAGCGGCGCAAATACTATTGCAACTATTACTGCTGGTACTGGAAATGTGAGTTGGTCATAATGGCGCATTATGCATTTTTAGATAAAAAAAATGTAGTTACTGAGGTAATTACTGGCGTAGATGAAAATGAATTAATAGAGGGTTTAAGCCCTGAAATCTGGTATGGTAATTTTAGAGGTCAAACTTGTAAACGTACCTCATATAACGGCAACATAAGAAAACAATACGCAGGCATAGGTTTTACTTATGATTTTATTAATGACGTTTTTATTAAACCACAACCTTTCGCCTCTTGGACTTTAGATAATAATTTCGACTGGCAGCCTCCTATTCCTAAGCCTAGTGGTGATTTATGGAAATGGGACGAATTCAATTTAACCTGGGCTAAGATTAGTCTTTAACAATGGAGAAAAGCGCTAACGGATGGCCTGCGTCTGCAGATCCAGAGGCTATAGATATAGTCCGCAAGCGCGTCCCAGGGACAGATCTAAAACTACGTGTAGCTAAGCCTGTAGCGCCTTTATTAATTGGCTTTGCTGCAGAATTTCATAAGCTAGTCGAGCCTATAGACGAGGGTAAAACCCTGGATGACTGGGGCTACTGCTATCGCAAGGTTAGGGGATCTAATACCGTAGTCTCTAATCACAGTAGCGGTACAGCTATAGATCTTAATGCTACTCAGCATCCGCTAGCAGCTATTGGTACTTTTAATGATGATCA